GCCGACCCTCTCGAACACTTGCTCTCGGTCTCCCGCGCCTCGAGCGATGAACGCTTTCGGCCATTGCCGCTTTCCTCGAGCCTTGACTCCTTTTCCCTTTCTCGCTTTCCCGTGTCCCTTGCCGGTGTCTCGAGCGTTGAGGAGGATCACCGGAACCGGTCTCACTCCGACGGCGATCTCGGCCGACTTGTGATGTCGGTTCGCCTTTCGGATCGTGATCCGTTTCCGGATGATCTTCGCTTGCATGTTCACATCTCCGGCGACTTCCTTGACCGCTTTCCGCTTCACGTCTCGAGCCGTTCGATTGAGAGCCGTCACCTCGGCTTTCGGAATGAGCGATCGCTCGACCTCCTCCATGTGTGCGAGGACATCTTTCATGTCGCCTTTTACGTTGACGTTCATTCCCATCGAACTAGCTCGAGTCGTGTAGATAGATCGTCGTGATCCCGTCCGTGATCGCGTGTCGTCGGTCCTCGACACGAATGATCCGATAGGTCGTTCCCTCGATCGTCACGGAGTCGCCCTGGTTCATCGTTCCCGGTTTCACCGAGAGAGCGAACGCGAACGTGTGTGTCGCCCCATACATCTCGAGAGCCTCGGCCGGAGCCTTCCGGAATATCCCGTCGATGTCGGTCCCATACATCGCGACCGTCATCGCGAAATCATCCGTGTCGAAAAACTCGGTCATGTCGACGGACATCGGCATCGCTCGAGCTCCTTACTTCCCGCCGCTTTTCCCGCCGTCCTTGTCCTTGTCCTTGCCGACGAGCTCGGCTTTCTCGATCCGGAGGAGCTCGTTCGCGTCTTTCTCGGACGCGTCGATCGTCTGTCCTTTCTTGACGTTCTTTCCGCCACAAACCGTGTCACGGAGAATCTTGATTTTCACTTTTCCTCCCTCGGCCTCGAACGTCGGCCGCGTTGATTGTGTGCTCCATCCCTTCATTCGACTACTCTCCCGAAACGGCTCGACCGGTCACGAGGAACCGGCCGAGCCGCCGATCGAGGATCCGCCGACCCTCATCGTTTTCTAGGTTCCGCCGCTTCCCTTCGCGAACGACTCCGGATGACGAACACCGACATCGAGATCCATGAGACCCGTGATGTATTTCGTCCCGGACGCCGAACCGCTCGAGGAGTCGACCGTGAGCTCGAACACTCCCCACTCGCCGATGACGAGCTCTGTCCAGTTTCCGAACACGATGTTGTTCGCCAACATTTGTTCGGACGCGATCGCCGGATAGGTCATGATCCGGTTCGTCTCTTCGTTCCAAACAAACTTACCGGTGTCGGTTCCCTTGTCCCGCTGCATCATGTTTTTCGCGACCGCGCTCGTCGTCACCCACGCGAGGGATCCGAGGAGAGCGTTGTCCTTCGCGACCTCTTCCCAAACGTTGAGCGTTTCCGCCCACGTCGGATTTCCGAGACCCGCGAAAGTCTCCGCGCCGATCCCCGTCGTGTTGAGGATCCCGGTCGGCTTGTTCGACGTGCCGTCGTACTGGATCGACGCCTTGTCGACTTCAACCGCGACCGATGTCGTGATGTCGTCTTTCGCGAGACCTTCGACATCGAGACTCGTTTGATTGAGGAGCCGTCGCGTGATCGGAATCCGACACCCGACCGTTTTCGCCCGGAGAGCGAGGACACCCCACGCTCCGCCGTCATCGGTGATGTCGCCACCTTCCGCGACCCAGTATGTCGTTCCCGCTCCCGGCTTCGGGAGATCCGCGTCTCCCTGGAGTCCGGAGAGGAACCGCGCTCCGAGCATCGCGCCGACCATCTTCGCTCTCAACGCCTCGATGAAACCGACGACATCGGTCCCGACCGAGTAACCGCCTTCCGCGTCCGTCGTCGTCCAGTCGCGAGTTTGCGAACCGACGAGAGCCGGATACATCGCCGCGACTCTCTGTTGACGGAGCCGCTCGCGTCGAGGATCGACCCATGACACGCCCGACTGAATGTCGAGAGGAACGAGGAGACCCTCGGTCTCTCGGCCGAGTTTTTTCGCGACGGCCTCACTCGCCTCATACTCGCGAGGACACACCGTCTCTCGCTTGTTCGACATCACTCCCCGGATCGCTCGGAGGATCGACCACTCCTCGATTTCCTTCCGGTCCATGTGGAGCGTGTGATCCGGGATCGTCTCGATCGGACCGCCTCTCTCGGACTTCTCACCGATCTCCTCGAGGAGAACGGCTCGGAACTCGTCGAGGCGCCGACCGTCTCCGATGAACGTGTCGGCGAGATCCGTCTTGCTATGTTTCCGACCGAGAGCTCCGATCGTCGCGATCCGCTCCCGCTCATCCTTGACGGCCTGATCCCTTTCGGCCGTCGTGAGAACCTTGTCACTCATGCGCTCGTTCTCCTCGACCGGCTCCCGCTCGTCGTCGACCTGGAGCTCGAGCTCCTCGGTCGGCTCGGAGGTCGGGATCTCCGATCGTGTCCGCTCGGTGTGAGGTTCCTCATCGATGATCTCGATCGGAACCATCTCACCGAAACCTCTCTCAAATTCGAGCCGTCCCGCTCGAGCCTTGCCCTTGATCGTCGAGTGAATGTCCGCTCCGGCCGGAACGAGAGATCCCTCGATCGGTTCCCAATCAACGGCCCGATACTCGGTCGGCTTCTTTTCCTTGTCGGTTTTCTCGTCGTCGACGCCGAGAGGATCGTCGTCTCCGGAGTCCTCCGGTTTCTTGCGTTTCATCTTGTAGATGCGATAACCGACGGAGACTCCCTTGAGGATGATCGGATCCTCGGTCGCGTCGATCCACTTCTCCTGAGCGAGTTGACTCCGGCCGAACGTCCCGAGGACACCGAGCATTTTGAGCCCGTTCTCCTCGAGGAACTTCGGATCGGAGAGAGCTCCGATGTGGAGATCCGTGTTGTGATTGAAAAGCATAGGAGCGAGACCGCGCTTGAGTCGATCGAGCCGAATCGATTTCGGCGAGTGATCGAGGATCTCCTTTCCGAACCACCTATCGACCGGATACTCCGAGGACAAGATGAGCTCGAGCGTTCGGCTTTCCTTGTCGACTCGGAGCTCGATGTCCATCTCGCGATAGAGAACGCCCGCCTCGATACCTTCCGCCTCGGACTCGCGATCGAACGACACGATCGTTTCCTCGACGGCCTCGACTGGAGCTCCCGTCTCGCGACTTTCGAGTTTACTCATCGAGTCTCCTTTCGTTTCGTTCCCTCGATGAGAGTTCATCGTTTCCCGCCGATCTCGGCGAGTTTCTCGTCGATCATTTCCGCGATCTCCTCCTCCGTCGGAGGAGGGAGTTCGCCGGATCCCTTGCTCGGAGTGAGCGTGATCCCGAATTGAGAGAGGAGATCGCGCCACTCCTGAAACTCCCGGAGGACCTCTCGAGGATGACGGCCGCGATCCCGGATGATCTCTTGAGGAGACTTCACTCCGAGAGCGACCGCTTTCTCGTCGGCCGTGATGTCTTTGAGAGGATCGATCCACGGCCACCGGCGACCGTGAAACTCAACGCTCCGATACTTCGATTCCTTGAGCGGAGAGATCGGAGTTCCGTCGATCTTGATCGTGTCGAGGAGGAACGCCATCTCGAGGAACTCGGAGAACACTCTCTCCGGGAGCTCGTCGGAGCTCCACTCCTGGAGATCCATCCACACATCGCGCTCCTCGAGGACACCGGAACGGAGAGCCGAGAAGTTGACACCCTCGAGATCGGAGCCGAGTCCGTTATACGAGACGATGAGTCCCGAGGACACTCGCCGGAGACACAGTTTCACGAAATCTTTGAGGTCTCCTCGCGGATAGCCAGGATCGAACGTCTCGATCGATGCTCCGGCCGGGAGTTGTTCAAACGTTCCCGGCTCTCCCTCCATCACGACTTTTCCATCGGACGTGATCTCTTTTCCGGTGTAGCCTTCCGAGCCTTGAGGAGTCGTGATGATTCCGAGTTTCGTCGCTCCCGCTCGAGCCGCCGTGACCGCCGCCTCGATGTAAGAGTCGAGAGTTTTGAGTCCGAGGAGAGCCGTCGACATCCACGGAACGCCTCGATTTTGTCCGACGATCTCGACGAGATAGGAGTGAATGATCTCCTCGGCCGGGATCGCCTGAAAACGGTTCATCCCGAACGTGTAGCAGAACCGGTTCGCTCGAGTCGCTCGGAAGTGATACGCGACTCGGCGACCGGCCGCGTCGAACTC